TTTACTTGTTTACCATTATCTATACTTAGATTGTCCACGTATTTTTCCAAGGTAGTTATCGTGTCTTCTGTTTCAAATTCAATTTGGTCAGAGGACAACAATCCGTGGTCTTCAATGATACTAAGGACTTCACACTTTTTCTCCAAGTCTTCACAGACCCGATTAAAATACTCAATGTCGTCCTTCTTATCAACAATTACCTTGACTATCTGATTAGCATATGAATCGGTATCTATAGGCGTGTCATCATATATAATCTTCGAGTGCATAACATTAGGATTGAGGATAAACTCACATTCTAATGTTTCAGTATCAAATATATGGAATCCTCGAGGGTCATTATAGTCCGCCCACGTGATTTCATATGTATTACCGAGATAGTAGACGTGGCCATTATCTGATTTTGTGTGAAAATGCCCACTATAAACTGTATCATACTTATCAAGAAAGTCAGGTGACCTCGAATGATAAACTGATTTAACACCTTTCATCATCTCAAATCCAGATAAATCAAAGTGTCCAAATGCAACTGAATTCTTAGATTTCTTAATGAACTCCAGAATTCTATCTTCGTTCCCGTCATTAATCCAAGGGAGCAAGTCTAACTTATAACCATCTGGTAATATCAGTTCGCTTGCTTCTTCATATCCAATGACTGGAGTGTGAAAAGTATCATTATTTGGAATACCATCAATAGCGAATAATTGCTCAATAGAATTGGTAGCAGAGGTATTCTTATAATATGTATCGTGATTACCGACAATACAGTGCATTGTAATTTTGTCATTAATCATCGGTTGTAGAAACTCTTTTCGCATTCTTGCTAGAGTATCATAATTGACGTACTTCCGTCTGTCCATCAAATCACCAGAGTGAATAATGGTTTTGATATTATGCTTATCTAAGTATGGGAAAAAGGTTCCAGTCCAGAATCGATAAAAATAATCCGAAAACGCTTGACTATCTGACCTTGCACCGAAATGGGTGTCTGTTATGATGGCTACCTTCATATCATAAAGAACTCAAGGTTATTCTTATTGTCTTTCTTTGCAATAGCCTCTTCCTTCTCGGCTTTCTTTGCTTCACGTTTTGCTTTCTTTTCACCCTCTTTCCGTTCCATATCATCGATAAACTCTTTGATATGTGTATGGAAATCTACTGCACCTTGGGTATGAATGAAATCAAAGGATTCTTTGTCGTGTTGCTGTAATTCATCCATTTGCTCGAAACCGGCTCTTTGGTCGAAATACTTATACTTCACGTACTGTTGTTTCTTTTCTTTCTGGATACGTCTAAGGAATGCGTAGTAAATGATTTGTGTGAAATAGGCGAAGGGATTAGTGCTTTTATCTGGGTTAAAATTGTGCATATAAGCCAGACAGTTCTCCAGACCATCAGATATCATATCGTCTTTATAAGTGTAATTTATAAAGTTAGGTCGATAGGATAGTCGTTGGGCTATCTGGAGGAAGCACATTGCAATATACTCTGTGACGTATGGCTTCTTTTTACCATCTTTGGCACATTGTACAATGTCAGCCTGATACTCAATGAGAGCCTTCAGGAATTCTTTGTTATTAATGTAGTGCTTAGTATTATCCTTATCAACAGGCGGCTTTGCCTCTTTATAAGCATACTCTCTTTTTGCCACTTTAGTACTCCTTATTCAATTATATAACATATATTATAACAGGTCATTGGGTCAATGTCAACCCTTTTTATTACTTTTTTCAAAAATAAGTTTTTAAGTGTTCTTTTGTTACGTATTACTTATATAACGTAAAATGGCGAGTGAAACGAGCCACTTGAGCCCGAAGGGCGAAAGTCATTGTAACTGGTTATAAAACACTTTATAACTGGTTATAAAACACTTTATAACTGGTTATAAGACGCAATCCATCGAAACGTAATTGGATATCAGATAGTTTCAATCTACTTTATTCAGTCTTCGTTTCGCTTCGCTCAACTCAGACTTGCTCAAGGACTTCGTCCTTTCGCAGTTTCTAGTTAGAGGCATTAATTAAATGGTACATTATAAGATACATTTTCTGTCTGGTCACAAGATACAGTTATATTATAGAGCCAGGTTACCGAGACATCAAAAATGTCTTATTCCTGGTGGCCACAGAGTGTGAACTCACTCTTCTCTAGTGGACTGTACCAATACGTGGTGTGTCCTGACCGGATTTCTTTCGCATATTTAGTCCTTGTACGGGACATCAATACACAGACCTCAACTCAGTATGTCGAGTATTATAGTCTGCTCGGTTCACCAAATGGCTACTTACCTGAGTTTCTCGTTTCAGGTCGACTGCTAGGTTTGAGGCTAGCCCCTCATATGTACAATGTATATTCTTTTACAGTATAACAGGAACAATAGTTCGTGTCAAGCATTATTTTCACTTTTTATAAGATTATTTTACCCTTGCCCTGTGGCTGGATAATCTTGCTAAACATTCCAGTGTGTTGGTCCGCTATTTCTGTAAGTGTTTCACTCAAAAATAGGATATCCCCCATATTTAGATGGATAGTGTCATCTTTTACCGTCATAAGGAATGGAACTAGGCCCATCTGGGCTTGTCCGTCTCCTGACGAAATTTGCTGGAGTACCGTGGGGTTCCTTACGGTAATGAACCTACCCTCTGCATTGATGCTCAATACATCACAAATTAGTTCGGTACCTGTGTGCTTCAGATGAACCGTTGCTTTATATACCTTAAACGGCTGTTCTTCTTTAGGCTCTGCTATATCGTCAGGCAATCCGTAATTTCCACTCATAATTTTATACTCCTAGTTTTAATTCTATCAAGTGGCCAGTTGGTGGTTTCTATTCCACCTATGAAAAAGGCCAATGTTAATCTATCTTCACCATCACTCCAATAACTATTTGCGGCGTGCCATTCACAGGCATCATACGCTATCAGTCGATTAAAGAAATTTTGAAATCTTAGTTTCTCTGTAAATTTTGCATTATGCGTATTTACGCTACTTTCACCAGATGGAACGACAATTTCTTGTGGTTTCAAATTCCATAATGATGTACCGCTATCTGGGTCAATATCTGGTGTGAGATATATCAATCCAGCAACCTCCATACCAACCTGCCCACCAAGTAAAACGTCTTGGTGTATAAATCCCTTGTTTCCATCTTCTTGTTTAATCTGACCTGAGGGAGGATTCCTATGAAAGGACATCTCACTTAGTCTCCAAGTGACATCAACATAATCCAAATCAAAATAAATGCTTAAAACTCTCCTTAGAATGTCACTGTGCAATTCAGGATTTATCTCCCATAATTGTTTTGACCTCACTCCTGGTTTGTCACCACCCAAATCATCTTTTTCTAATGATTTGCCATATTCCATAATAGCGTGTGCATTATCAAAGAAGTCATCCACAACTACTGGGAAGAATTTAGAAGGACGACCCCATCTAGATTTTGTCGCAAGGCTCTGTCCTGCTGTCATAATTTAATACTCCTAAGTTTATAGTCAAATTTTTCTGTGTTGTATATCTTCACCCGCTCTAAAAAGTGCTTGAGTGAAAAGTTCTTATGTTTCTTCCAACTCAAATCGTCACTTATATCAAAAAGAGTTGCCTTAGTTTTTCCTGTGTCCAATCGTAACACCCGACCAACAGACTGCAAATTCCTAATCCTAGACTTAGCAGGGTGCCCGAAAATAACAGAATGCAAATTCCTAATATTAATACCAGTACTAAAAGTGCCGTAACTAGCCACGATAATAGCATTAGTGGAAGTTTCTGTAATAGCACGAATCTCCTCACGAACCTCTGTTTTAACTTCTCCGCTAACGAAGAATACTGGCCTTTCTGGGTCTTTCTTGGTGAGATATTCATATAATTTTTTACCGTGCTTGTCAACGTATTGAAACAAAATCAAGGTATTCCTTGGCCGTGATAGTGCCAGGTCGCATATGAAATCGTTTCGCTTTTTATGTGTAATAAGGAAATCTATCTCTTCCTTATATGTCATTAGTTTTACTGCTTTCTTTTCTACATCTGTATATCCTAGAGTTACCGCTTCAATATGTAACTTAGCGATTGTCTCAGAATCCATTAATTCTTTAGTCGTAGTGACCTTATGTACTGCTCCGAATAGTCCTTCTAGAACTAGTCTGTGTGTCTGTGTACCATCTAGGGTACCTGTAAATCCGAATTTATACTCACAATCAGTCATCTTCGTTAAGATAGAGGTGAGAGACTTGGCCTTAAAATTGTGTGCTTCATCACCAATCACAACACCAAACTTTTGAAACCAATCTTTCTTTAACTTGTAAATAGATTGCCACGTAGTAATAACTACTTTCTTTTCAGTCTCCTTGGCTTTACCAGCGTATATTCTATGTGTATTATAGAACATCCTGCAGGCACCGGCATTACCAGACCCTGCGGAGTAGTCTTCAAAGTCTTTGTAGAGTTGTTCCACTAGGCTGGTGGTAGGTACAATAATTAGTATCTTCTTTTCAATTTTTTCCATATACCAATTGACCAGTGCATAAATCATCAGAGATTTACCACTGCTGGTAGGAGATAACATCAATGCCCGTTTTTGATTGAGACCGTGATGTAATGCTTCGTATTGATAGTCGTATGGTTGAATTGGTGAGAGGCCAACTTGGGGATTCAACTTCTTAAAAAACTCTGCGGTTTCTTCTACAGTTGTTGTTCTTTCGAGGGGCAATGTTTGAATGGTTAATTCGTGTCTTTCAGCGAATTCGACCACGTATGGAATTAGGCCATAATATAATTCACCACCAAATGCGTTGAAAAGACGTATCTTCCCATCCCACGCTCTGCTTTTGTAAGCAGGCATAAATTTATATCCAGGGACCTTGAACGTAAAGTAGTCAGAGAGGTCGTGGGCAATAGATGCCTCACACTCGATGTTTACGTACACATCGTCCTTTTTGTGGATAATAATATCAGTCATAATATAATTTAGAATTCACCTTGTGTAAATTTGAGGAAATCAATTGCGTTCTTTATGGCAAAACCTCTGGTAGAGAACATTTTACAGACCTCTTCCAAATACTTCACTATCTCTTCTTGCAAAGTGACCTTATCTTCTGCCGCAACAACGATTGGGTCAATCCTCACATATTCTTTAACTTCCCGGTCTTTCAGAACATATTCAAATGGGTCTGGGTCAGTACC